TCTCCTACAGGCTTTTCTGCTGACGCTTCGGGGTGCGCCGGTTCCTCGGTTGCTGCCAGGGCGTCCGTCTGGTTGTCGGCTGGGACAACTTTGAGGACCGCATCCAGCATCGACTCCGAAGAGGTGCCCGATTGCCCAGCAGGCGGCTCGGCCGCTGGGGATGATGGTGCCGACGTCTCGGACGCAGCGGCGGGCGCCGGCGTCGACGAGGTGTCGGGGGATGGTGAACTGATACTGCTGTCGGCGTCTTCGGCCATCGTGGTTCCTAATTCGGCAGCATCTGCGGCGGCTGTGCCGGCGTCGGGCTGTCAGGCATCGGCTGTGGCGGCGCCGGCGCGTTATTCGCGCCCTGCGGTCCCTGCGCGTTCGGATCGCCCTGCCCGGGCATGCCTGGAAGCTTGCCGCCGTTCATCGCGGTAACACTCGGTAGGCCCTCTGCGACGGCTTCGTCAACATTGACCTTGTCGTCCATCCTCTTGAGCGCCTCTTTTGCCAAGAAATTCGGCTTGATACCGGGGATCTGCATGAGGATTGGCGCCAGCCGCTCGAAATTCTGCAGTTCCTGCGCCTGGTTGGGCCGGCCGGACGAGCCCGCCTCGATCTCCAAATAGATTTCCTTCGACACTTCAGCCTTGGTCAGCACCGGCCACATGGCGCCGGGGCCGACGATCTCCTTGACCGTCTCCTCGCTCATGTTGAGCAGCAGGATCTGACCGGCGGCGTGCGCCATCGCCGACAGCGTGTCGTCGATATCGTCAATCGACGACGACATGGACGACGCTTTTGCCGAAGCGCCAAGCGAGGATTCCGTCGCGGTGGCGCCGGAGGTGCCGCCGAGATCCGCCTCCTGGTCGCCGACGGCGCGCATCAAGTCCTGGAAAATAGGATTCACTTCGTAGAGGTTGGGGTCGACCGGCACGCCCTTGATCGCCTGCAGCACCTGGTTGATGTCCTGCCCCGGCTGCAGCGCGCTGATGGCGATCATGGCGTTGACCGGGTGGCTCTTCAGCGCGTCGATGTCGCCCTCGCTGAGCATACCCTCGACATAAGCCATCTTCGGTCTATTGGCGAAGCGATGCTCGCGCAGGCCCTGGCGCGAGCGGTTGAGCTCGCGCTGCATCGGCCGGATCAACGCCACGTCGGATGGCGGGAAGACCTTGCCATCGATCTCGTTGAAGGCCGTCAGGAACCACGGCCAGAAGCGGTCGGTGTAGACGTCGGGCGGCGTCGGCTCCTTGAGGAAGTCCGGGTAGCCGTCGCAGATGACGTAGGTCAGGCCATCACGCTTGTTGAACAGTTCCCACACCAGGCAGTTGTCGGCGTCGCCCTCGTCAATATGCGGGTCGCCGTCGCTGGCGGAATTACTAGCCTGCCAGGAGGTGCGCGCCCGCTCGTAATCGGCGCCGGTATCACTACGCGAATACGAGGTATGATTGCTGCCGACATCGACCTTGTAGGTTTCCTTGATCTCGTTGACGCTGAGAATGTATTCCTCCGCCACCCAGTCGCAGCCGAGGAAGTCGCGCAGCTGGATGCAGCGCGGGTCGGGGATGATAGCTGTCGGCTTCGGCCAGGTGAAATGCAGGCCCTCGCGCAGGACGATCTCGCCTTCTTCCTTCAGCGACTGGATGGTCAGGCGCATCTGCTCGGCCGACGGGCTGTCCATCTGCGCCTTGTCGTCGGCGAGGTCGCTGGCGATGCGCTCGATGATGTCGAGCTGCGCCTGCATGTCGGCGATGCGGCTGTCGCGGTCCGGCGAATGCCCCATCATCCGCTGGAAGCCAAGGCGCGTCCAGCCGACGCCACTGGTGGTGGCCCGGCGAACCGTCATTTTCATCATGCTCTTGAAGTTTTGTTGCTGTTCGCTGACCTCGTAATTGTAGAGGATCTCCAGCGTCTTGCCGATCTTGTTCAACTGCGCCAGCGCCTGCTTGACGCCCTGCGCGTCGGCGATAACCGCCTGCGCCTGCATCATCTCTTCGGGCGCCGGCAACGGTGGCGGTGGTGGCATCATCATCGGCGGCGCAGCCGGCCCAGCCCCTGGCGGACCAGGTGGCGGGCCGGCCGGCCCCGCTCCTGGCGGCATTAACGGAGGGCCATTAGCCGGACCAGGGGGAGCGCCGGGCGCAGGCGGCATACCGGGTACACCGGCAGGCACACCCGCGGGCATGCCCATCATAGCCGCCTGCGCCTGTTGCATCGTCGCTTCGGCCTGCGACAGCTGGTCAAGCGAACCGTCCCACACGGTCGCCATCAGCCGTGGTCGCTTGCGGGCGACGACTTTCGGATTCTTGGCGTAAAGCGCAGCAGTACGTTTTTGAATGTGCTGGAGCGTGATGTTGGCGACGTAGAGGTCGTCGTCGATGATGTCGTTATAGGCACCCTTCTTCGGGTCTTCCGGCCACTGCCGTCCGCTGGCGAACTTTTGGTCGTCCTCCATCTGCCGGAAGATCGGCCGCCAATGCTCTTTGGCGCCCTTGATCATGTCGACGAGGGCGGTGACGAGATGCTTGCGGCGCTCGCTGATTTCCGGCGGCTCGCGATTGATCAGCGGCTGGCCGGGCGGGGTGATGCGGGTATAGACGTCGCCGTCGCCGGTCGGTGGCGGCAGGCCGGGGTTGGGTGAGGTAATCGCGGCGACCGCGTCGCCAAGCGTGTTCGGTTGGGCAGGTGCGCCTGGTAGAGCTGGTGTGCCGATTGGCGGCCGTTCTGCCATTACCAACCCCTCATCGAGGAACGACGTCGGCGTTCCTCTTCAACCGATTGCTGCTTTACCCACGCCAGCGTGCCCTGTTGTACTATTTTTGATGCCTTGGGCTTGGGCTTTGCGCCGACCTGGTGTGTAAGACCCATGCCGATATAGCTGATTGTATCGACCAAGTCATCTCTGGCGCCGTGGGGGAACTGCAGCAACTCGCGTTGCGCCGCCGCCCACCAGCCGGCGTGCTGCGGCCAGAACACTTTGGCCATGGCTATGCGTGCCATGATCGACTGCGCGCGGGCCTGTTTGTCGGCGACAGGCGTCATCTCGTAGACGCTGCAAAAGATGCCGCGCTCCAGCATGCGCTTGCGCAGGAACGGCCCGATCGACTTGGTGATCTGGCCCTTTTCACCCCACCAGAACACCGGCTTGTAGCGGTCCATCAGGTCGATCATCCTCTCGACGATCTGGTCGGAGGGGAAGCGGCCCCAGACGCAGTCCGGCATCACCCAGATATTCTGGTCCTCGTCGACGCCGACCACCAGCAGGCACGACTTGTCACGGTCCTGGCGCGTCGACACGGCGAGATCCGACGCCGCGTAGAAGCGCATGTGTTCGCGCTTCGGCATGTCGACGGGGCGGTAGGTGAGCAGTTTGTCGGCGGGAAAGAAGTTGCCCTTGTCGGGCGTCGGCGCGCCCTGGTAGAGCGCCTGGAACCCACGCGGGTCGACTGCCTGCAGCTCGGCTAAATATTCCGCCGGGAAGTGTGACGGCCACAGCGCGTCGCCTGCCTTGCGACCGAGCGGGTCGTTGTCGAGCGCCAGCGCCGGTAGGTCGAGGATCTTCCACTTCGGCCCCTCGATCGGCGAATAGGAGGGGTTCTGCGGGTCGGTCAGGCGGCCGACGAGGTCATCTTCCGACCAGCGGGTGGTGATGATGACGATCCAGCCGACGGAAGAGGCGAGACGGGTGCGCGCCACCTGGTTGAACCATGTCCACAGTTTCTCCCGGGTTACCGGAGAATCGGCCTCGGTCCTGTCCTTGAGCGGATCGTCGACGAGCAGCCCGTGGGCACCGCGGCCGGTGATCGAGGAGCCGCGGCCGACGAAGAACAGCTTGCCACCTTCCTCGGTCTCGATGCGATCGACGCTGGCAGTCTTGACGCGCAGGGCGGGGAACACTTGGTGGTAGAGGTTGTCTTCAAGGAAGCCGTTGACGTCGCGGCCGAAGTCCCAGCTGAGCTTGTCGGCGTAGGTGGCGAGGATCAGGCTCTTGTCGGGGTGCTTGCCGGCATACCATGCCGGGAATAGCCGGCTCGACAGTTGCGACTTGCCGTGACGCGGCGGCACGGTGATGATCAGCCGCTTGATCTTGCCTGCCTCGACCCGCTGCAACGCCTGGCCGATGACCTGATGGTGGGCAGCTATTTCGTAGAGCGAGCGGGTTGTGTCATCCGGCGCCGACGGATCTGGCATCATGAACTGGGCGAACTCTAATAGGCTGTCGCGCGCGGCGGAAGCCTTCTGGCGGCGCTGTAGCGCCGACAGGTAACGTTTTTCGTTCGGTGTCAGGCGGGCCATCCCCGCGACAAAGAACTCTGTCGCGGGAAAATGCAAGTTTTAGCGTCGGGCGGCGTCCTCTTCCGCTTTCTTCTGCTTGTTCGACTTGCCGGTGGTCGGCTGCAGGCCGGGGTCTTCGCCGGTACGCTGCTCCGGCTGCATCGGCGGACGGTCTTCCAGCGGGATCGGCTCCATGTCTTCCTGGCTCTTCGGCGCCTTGACGTCGGTTTCCAGGCCGAGGTTCTTGCCGCCCTCGAGCGCCTGCTGGGCGGTGAGCGCGTGCTTCATCTCAGCCTCGGTCGGGCGTGGCTCCTGGATGCCCTGGCGCTTGCGCTCTTCCCTGGCCGCCTCGCTGTCGAATCCCCAGGTATCGTCGCGACGCAGCAATGCGGCCTGCGTCTCCAGCGCCATCGCCAGGTTTTCCTGGTTGTAGTTGACGCCATCCTTGCGATAGCCGTCGATGACCTCGCGGATCGCCAACTCGAAATCTTTTCTGTTGTCCTTGTCGGGCATGCCTGCCTCCTCTGTGGTTGGACTGTTCTGCACGTCTCTCAGTGTGATCATGGGGTAAGTCTCGGCATGCCGGTATCGATCCCGAACAGTCCTGCGACGATGCCGATAATCAGCAGGATGGCGATGCCGATGATCACCACCCGCGCCACCCGGTCGATCGGCGAGGGCGGGGCCAGCTCACGAACGGCCCACATCGCCAACGCCGCCACGGCGCAGATGATGATGACCCAGACCAGTGCAGACAACATGTCAGCCTCCTGTGTAAACCAGCCACCCCATGTACACCAACGCGGCGATGGCCAACAGCGTCAGCATGATTTCCCAGGCTCTAGGCAGACGGTTCACTGAACTTGAACCTGTCCGTCTCCTGAGAGGTCTCCAGCGCCAGCAGGAATGTATCGTGGTAGGCGGCGATCAATTCGTCGCAGTCGTTGCCGTTGATAATTTGCCTGGCGTTTACGGGGTCGTCTTTGCTTTCGTTAAAGTAATCACCCAGTTTTTTGCCGGTAAACCATCCTTCGGCCATTCCTCTGAACATGACCCGTGCGCTGATAAGACTGTCCAGAGCCACCTCTGGGTGCGCCACCAGGTCGCGATCGTCGATGAGGCTAAG